CCCCTGACTTCGAGTTTTAGCCTTGTGGGCTTGGACTCTGGTCACGCGTCCGGGCTAGCATACGCCGAACGTGTTGCTTAATCTTCCGCGCGTTGCGGAAAGATTCCTCACTGAGCTGGGTTGTCCAGCTGTAGAGGGTAGCGGGTGCTTCGATCGCAGTTGGTGGGAAATACGCCATAGGGGCCATCCGGCGCCGAGGCATACCTTCTTCCGACAAGCTTGCTTCACTCACCTCTTTTAGCTCTCGGAGAGAGCGTTGGAGGCCCACCTTCATCACTGAATGTGGAGTATCAGGGTTCCAACCCTGGAGTAAAGCTCTCGTTTCCAATCGCTGCGGCGGTGGGGCATGGTTAGCCTTTATATGCCACAGGAACAGGCTACGACGTCCAAAGTTGCGACGCCGCGAACGAGATGCAACGAGACCCGCGAAATACGGGGTCCCATCTGAAACAAACAGTAGTTTCTCTGTCCAGGCAGAGTGAGCGTCAACGTGCACGCACACCGTGTCATCCTCCCCAAACGGACCGAGGGGAAGACGCTCCTGGTTCACTAGTCTGGCAGCAAGCTTCCATAGCGAGCTACCAGGATAACCGATCTTAACGATGCCGTTGACTAAATGGCACCAATTCGACCGGTCACGAGGGGTCTGCCGCAAGTAGAAAGGTGTAACGTTCACACCCCGATACGAGTCGACACCGCAAGATTCGCGGAAAGGACCGTCCACGTAGGACTTATCCTCGTTAGTGACAAAACCGAGAAACCGCAGCAAACGAAGGAGAGCAGGCACACAAGAAGCATCCACGATGATGTCATCACCATAAACACTCATTGTTGTAGCACCCACAGCCTTGCAAGCTGCTGCGAACACAATGGTCTCGATACAAAACGTAGCACCATTCCCCATAGAGGAGAACTTAGCATAAGTCCCGGTACCGAACGGACCAGTGTACCCCGACGACCGAGTTGACTCCAAGAACTGGAACCAGTCGGAAGGAAACAGCAAAGCTACCGTGTTGTAACTAACGGTGTCGCTTGCCATCTTCAGATCCAGCGTGGCGAGGAGGTTGTTTAAACTCCCCTCTATAGCTAGTATCTGATTTCGGAGTTGGGAGCTCAGATCTATTCCCCAGCGGCGCAAGCGCCGTTTCGCGAACAGATCAAAGGCGAGCTGAACAGGCAAGGAGCCTGTAGGCTCGCACGCGATTGTACGATGCGTCTTCCAGTTCTTTGTGACGAGAGAAATCCTATTACTCTCGACAGCAACTATCTGTAACCCCTCAGCACCAAACCAGGTACCAAGATGGCGCAATAGCTTGTGTAACAGCCGTGGAGCCCTGATTCTCCCTGAGATCTTCAGGAATGGCAGAGCCCTCGGCCGAGACCGATCTTCGGTGGCACCTCCCGTTAAACGGATTGACTCCGGGAGCCTATCCATAAATGCGTGCAAAGGACCAAGCAGATCCGCGATGCAGGATTGCATGCGGGCCACCTGTTGACGTAGATCCGGAGCGAGGCGCTCCGGCTGCGTACCAAAGTGGTCAAGTCGCTTGTTGGTGATCCGGCACAGTCGCTCGCCTCGCTCGAAAGCTTGGCGTGCGGCCTCAGTGCACGAGTCATCATTGGCAAAGTCTGCGTTCTTCTTGAAGAGAGCAGCTAGTTGCCTTTCCACACGACACTCCGCCTCTGTTACTTCAGACGGTGAACGGGAAAATTCCGCTAGACGGTCGTACGCTCGAGAGCGTAAGTAGCCACCCACTCGGGTGACAACGTCATGCGGGAGTGCGGCTTTGTAGTCATCCAAGTATGCCCGAGCTATTGCCCAGGCGACGCTTGCCGAGGTCTTCATATCGATGATCTCCGGATTGACATTACTGCGTGGCTAGGGGTAAGACCCCCTAGCGGTTACGAGTCAGATGGAGGTAGGCGATGAACAGAATGGCAATCAAGCCAAGAGCTGCACCGCCCGCCTCTACCAGCGAATGGACTATCGCTGAAGCTTCCACAGACGGTTTTAAGCGTCCAGGAAAGCTTGACTCGCGACCATATCGGCGAAATCGTCCGAGTTGACGATATCACGCATGACGGCCACGAGGGCCGTCATCTCGTCCGCTTTCCCATTGACGGGTCCGCGAACGGAGATGTCGATGACATTCCTCGCCTCGAGGAGGGTATCGTTAGCGTCGGTCGCTCCACCAAGGAAGGTGAGGCTATTACGCGCGACGCCCGTGGGCGAGGTTGCTTCCTGCCGCTTCTGCGTGAGCAGCCGCGGAGCCGCGATAGTGTGCCCAGGAGTGGACCACTTGCGAACGTTCCCCATGTCGGAGAACTGCTTAAGGACGGTGGTATATGCCGCCATGGTGTATTACCTCTTGGTAATGAGTTGGAGAATCACCGCCAGCACGTTGGCCAAGGCCGTCAGACTGGAAGTTATCGCCAAGGATGGTTTAGGTTGTACAGGAGTAGGGATTCGCTCCTTCCACTCGAGGTGGTCAGTGCATTGCCCTGTGTGAGTGTAGGCCGCTAGGTAGCCGCCTTTATCCACGCTGATGATCACCGTTTGCCGGGTAATGGAAACCCTCCACGATACCGCTGACACACGTTGGTGTAACGCTGCCAGGGATGACCAAGCTTGGATCGTGTCGCCGATATTGACTACGTAGTCAACAATCCACGAAAAGGGAATAAGCTCCCAGCCCGCGACAAGCGGGTTGATGAAAGCCGACTCCTTTGCATGACGAAGTGCGGACACTCCGTAAATCACGCCACGGCAACTAACATCGTAGACAGTCTCTTCACGAACTGTGAAGGACTCCCCGTTGTTATAAGGGCCGATAACTCGCTCAACACTTTCCGTGAAGGAGGTAGAGTCACCGGACACACCCTTGAAAACTGGGTGTTCCTTTGCTTTGAGATGCTTGTGTATGTCTTCACAGTCACGCACAAGTTGTTCCCATCCAAACCTATACTGGAGGTATAAGCCAGACCACTCGCTAACCACTCGTTTAGCTTGTGAAAGCGACCAAAATCCTTTGGTTGCAAGGACCTTTTGTAGCGCCCACAGCCGCTTCGCCGACTTGATAGTCTGCGGGAGCAAAGTCAGGGTAGACTTCAACTCAGCAAGCGTAGTCAGGATATCCAATCCATCCCATAGCTTGCCAGCGGCCTTCATCAACACGGCCTGGGAATTGATCCCAGATTTCTCAATTGCATACTGCACGTTCGCGTGCGTTAGCACATTGACCCCATCAGGATAGGGGCCAGCCGGGACAGACGCAGTTCTCTGCGACCATGATCCGGATTGAGAACACCAGAAGGGTTGCCACGTAAGAGACACATGACCGTCACCTTGAAGGTGTGCGTCATAGCGCTGGTAATAATTCAGTGGCGCAAGGCCACCCGCCAGCTCTAGTCTCTTGCGAATCTTATGCCACCCTGGCGTAAGATCGGCTGTGTACCCACCTCGGCTATGACGCCTCGGCGTTACGTAGTACCAGCCTGGGTTTACACATCCATTTGTGGCCGTTTCCGTTGACCACCCCGTAACATTCACGGGTGGAGATGTGTAACTTCTAGTTACGCGCATGTTGATGCTCTTAGCTCCACCGGCTCGCGCCGGTCGGGTTGCAGAGTGCAGAACGGCGTATGCCGTCCGAGCCCCCCTCACAATGAGGGTCCTGACTCACCCTCCGCGGACGAGCCGTCCGG